CCATTACAACAAACCCTAGTATCTGAACTTACTGCACGATTCAATGACACTACTGACTTTAAATTGTCAATGTTACTGACTGTCGCAAAATCGATTGATATACCAGCTGGTGAAGTGTACCGACTTGTTAAAGATGCACCAAAAAAATCTCGTGGTATATATAATTTGCAGGCAGTACTTCTGCCATTCCCAGAACAACAACATAATGCACAAGTGACAACTTCTGATATGCAACCACCTAAAAAATTACAATCAATCTTAAATGATTCAGTGTTTGTACCGCCAACAGATTTATACTTTGTTTCATGGGGCAACTATAAAACTATTGAAACTATTATAGGTTGTAATTTCTTTTATCCTACATACATCACTGGTATGTCTGGTAATGGTAAGACTGTAATGGTTGAACAGGCATGCGCTAAATTAAAACGTTCTTACATTCGTGTACAAATTACGCCAGAGACTGATGAAGACGATCTTATTGGCGGCTTCCGTTTGATTGATAGTGAGACCGTATTTAATAAAGGTCCTGTTATTAAAGCAATGGAGACTGGTGCTATATTATTGATTGATGAGATTGACCGTGGCTCAAGCAAAATTATGTGTCTGCAAGGGGTGCTTGAAGGTAAACCAGTATTAATCAAAAAGACTGGTGAAATAGTTAGTCCTTCTGCAGGCTTCAACATTATTGCTACGGCTAACACAAAAGGTAAAGGCTCAGAAGATGGTCGATTCGTTACTGCTAATATTATTGACGAAGCTTTCCTTGAGCGGTTTGTGGTTACGATTGAGCAACCATACCCTACAATGGCCATCGAAAAGAAAATCATTTTAAATCATATGAAGAAGTTTGATTGTCTTGATGAAACATTTGCAACTCTGTTAGCAACATGGTCTGACACAATTCGTAAAACATTTGAAGATGGTGGTCTTGATGAGCTAATTTCTACTCGCCGTATTTGCCATATTATCCAGACGTTTTCTATCTTTAAGAATCGTTCAAAGGCAATTGAACTTTGTGTCAATCGGTTTGATACTGATACACGTGAAGCCTTTATTGATCTTTATTCAAAGGTTGATGCATCGGTTGTTACACCAGATGAAAATATAAAATCTGATACTGAAGCAAGCCAAGTTATTCTTGACGAAATATTAGGATCAGCATAATGACCGTAGGGATTAAACATGACCAAGATAAACTAGATTATTCATTAGTCCCGTTTGGTGCTCTTGATGAAGTGGTTAAGGTACTGACCTATGGCGCAAAAAAGTATGATCGTCATAACTGGCAATATGTTGATGAGACACGTTACCAAGCTGCATTGATGCGTCACTTTTCAAGTTATATGCAAGGTGAACGACATGACCCAGAGACTGGTATAGACCATTTAGCTCACATGGCGTGTTCTGTGTTATTTTTATTACAAAAAGATTTACAAAATCCTAAAACTGTGTTATAATATTATTTTAAACGGAAACTTACTTATGAAACTTAGCGAAGATACAATCAAAATTCTTAAAAACTTTAGTGCAATCAATGCTAGCATTATCTTTAAAGAAGGTAATACAATCAAATCACTGTCAGAAAGCAAAAACATTATGGCCTCGGCCAAAGTGTCTGAATCATTTCCCACAGAATTTGGCGTATATGATCTGAATAAATTCCTTAGTGTCGTAGGTATGTTTTCTGCTCCTGAGTTACGCTTCTCTGATGATATGACATCAGTATCAATTGTCGATTCACATCGGTCAGTAAAGTACTTCTTTTCTGATACAAATATTTTAAGTAGTGCATATCCGTCACGTGATATTGTTATGCCTACTGTTGACTTAGAATTTGTTCTTACTGAAGAAGATCTTCTCTCGTTACGCAAGGCAGCAGGTCCTCTTGATGTATCTGACATTGTTATTACAAATGGCAAAGACAAAAAGATTATTGTCAAAGCAACAGATACTAAAGATGCAACATCAAACTCATTTGAACTAGAAATTGATAACGTTAATATTAAACCAGATGAAGTCTTTTCATTCATCTTTAATATCAATAACCTTAAAGTAATTCATGATTCATATACAGTATCAATCTCAAATAAATTAATTTCACGCTTTACTAATTCTGCAGGCGATGTAACCTACTACATTGCTTTGGAGAAAAACTCAACCGTAGGTCAATAAGGAGATATTATGTCAACAGAAACAACCCCACAAGTACAACTTAGTATTAATGATATTCAGGCTACTGTTCAGGTTATCGATGTCGTAACAAAACGTGGTGCATTTGAAGGATCAGAGCTAGAAGCAGTAGGCGGTCTTCGTAACCGATTTGCTACATTCTTAAATGCTAATGCTCCAAAAGAGCAAGAATCACTACCAGAATCAACAACTGATTCTGCTCAACTTTTAAATGAATCAGGAGAGTAAACAATGTCTATTAATGTCGTGATCCCTACGTCACCAGATGACCGCGCAAAAGTACAAGCTTCTATGCGTGAAATCTCTGGTGCAATGAGCAGAATTGAATCAGAACGCGAATACATTAAAGAGTCATTAGCAATGCTAGAGGAAACATTTGAACTTCCTAAAAAGTATATGCGTAAGGTTGCAACAGTATACCATAAGCAAAACTTAAATGAAGTTAAGAATGAATTCTCTGATGTAGAAGATATTTACACTGCAATAATTTCCTAAGGAATAAGCATGATAGCCGTTATTAAAAACATTTTAATATTATCGCTATTTGTATTATCCGTTATTTTTGTGCCGATGTTAACAATCATGTCGCTTAATACAATTTTTGCTTTGACAATTGAAATAACTTTCTGGACATGGTTAGCAATGGTATGGCTTCAGATAGTCACCTTTGGCGGAGTCATAGCAAATCAAAAGGGTAAATGATTTACAAGTATATGAAACTGTGTTATAATATATTATGGAGAGTATTAAATGAGAAATGAATTCCTTTGGGTCGAACGTTATAGGCCTCAACGTATTGCTGATTGTATTTTACCAAAGTCAATCAAAGATACATTTTCTGAAATCTTAAAGACTGGTGAACTGCCAAACATGCTGTTTTCTGGTACTGCTGGCGTAGGGAAAACTACAGTTGCCCGAGCGCTATGTAATGAACTTGGTCTAGATTATATTCTTATCAACGGCTCAGAAGAAGGTAATATTGATACTCTCCGTGGTAAAATTAAACAGTTTGCTTCTACTATATCGTTATCTGGTGGCTATAAAGTTATCATTCTTGACGAGGCCGACTATACAAACCCTAACTCAACACAACCAGCGCTTCGTGGTTTTATTGAAGAATTCTCTCAGAACTGCAGATTTATTCTGACTTGTAACTTTAAGAATCGAATCATTACACCACTCCATTCACGATGTTCTGTATATGAGTTTGGTATACCTAATGCAGAAAAACCAAAAATGGCATCTGAGTTTTTCAAACGGTTAGGTACAATTCTTACTCAAGAAAATGTAATCTTTGAGCCACAAGCTCTAGCTAAATTGATTGAAAAGCATTTTCCAGACTGGCGCCGTATATTAAATGAATGCCAGCGTTATGCAATATCTGGTAAGATCGATTCTGGTGTACTTGTCAATATGTCAGAAGATAATGTCAAGGTATTAATGAAGTCTCTGAAAGATAAAGACTTTAAAGTTATGCGACGCTGGGTTGTCGAAAACATTGATGTCGAACCACAAGCAATCTTTCGTAAAGTATATGACGTAATGCTAGACTATGTTCAGCCTCAGTCTGTACCACAAATTGTATTGATCTTGGCAGACTATCAGTTTAAAAACGCATTTGTGGCTGATCATGAGTTAAATGTTGTGGCATGTATGACAGAGCTAATGGCTTCGATTGAATGGAAATGATATGACTAATAATTGTTTGATTTATGATTTTGAAACTCTAGGCAAGACTCCAGCTAATTCTGTTGTAGTATGTCTAGCATTGTTGCCCTTTAGCGAATCTCGTTATACTACAGATCCATATACATATAACGAGCTTTTAAAATCTGCCAAACTGATTAAATTTAATGTAGCAGAGCAAGTCAATAAGTATGGCCGCCTTATTGATAAAGATACTCTTAAGTGGTGGTCAGAACAAAGTAAAGAAGCACAGCAGTTATTAAAACCATCTGACCAAGATATTCCACTAGAAGAACTACATGATATTTTGTTATCATTTGGCAAACCAAAAAAGATCTATACCAGAGGTAACACATTTGATCCGCCTTTTCTTGAATCAATATTAGCTGCAGTAAATAAGACAGATCCATTTGAATGGTGGAACATTCGTGATAGCCGCTCAATGATCGAAGGCTTATCGTTCGGCTCTGGTCTTAAACATGGATTTATACCACCAGAACTAAAAGAAGTCTTTATTCCACATAACCCTATTCATGACATTGCAATTGACGTTATGAGAATGCAAAGTCTAGTGATAGCAATTTCTTAAAACTATGAGAACCTTATATTATGATGATCGAACCAAATGTAGTACGAAATACTTTTAAATGGATACGTGATGACTATATATCTTACCCCACTAGGTTTATTATTGAGCTACTTGCTTGGGGTATTTCTATTGGCTGTAGCATTACAATGGCTGTCACGGTCCCCAACCCACCACTGCTCATTTTATATCCTATTTGGATCATGGGCTGCGCTTTGTATGCTTGGTCTTCTTATACTAGGAAGTCTTTTGGGATGCTGGCTAACTACCTCTTGCTCGTATCTATTGATTTATTAGGCCTGACTCGTATGTTAGTTAAAGTAGTATAATCATGAGCCCATTTGACTATTTAAACTCAATAAACTATACTAAAAAAGACTTGATGGTTGATGATCTGGCAGAAAAATCATACAATGCATATATCATCAATCGTTCACTGTCATACTTCTCTGATACCGTATTACTTGCTAACGAAATGAATAGATATCATCAACTAGATAACAAACTTCAATTTGATTTTTTAACTAACACTATTAGGAAACGTAAACGTTTTTCTAAATGGGACAAACTTGAAATAATAGATTCATTTAAAGCTGTTAAAGAATATTATGGATATAGTAATGAGAAAGCACGACAAGCTTTAACAATATTAAACACAAATGAAATTAATGTAATAAAGGCAAAACTATTCCGCGGCGGATAGTTTACATTTAGATCCGTCTATACCATGATATAATGCAAGAGTTTGCTTTTGAACAGCTTTTCCACAAACTGAGCAATTGAATAAAGGTCTATTTTTAGCAGAGTTACTCATTTTATTTTTTGTTTCATCTGACCTTGGCCCCCTAGGCCCTCTATCTTTTCCTTTATTAGCTTCTGAAATTTTACGTTTACGTTCTTCTATAACTTATTAAATTATGAAATATATAAATACTATTAGGAAACGTAAACGGTTTTCTAAATGGGACAAACTTATAAGTAATGATGAGTTTGAAACCGTTAAAGCATATTATGGATATAGTAATGAGAAAGCACGACAAGTGTTATCGTTGCTAAACCAGAATCAAATCGATGAATTGAAAAATAGGATGTATAAAGGTGGACAATCAAAATAACTTAGACCCAATCGACTGGGTACCAGAAATGATGTTAGAGGTAGTGCTCAATGAGCCTGATGATTTTTTAAAGATTAAAGAAACTCTGACACGAATTGGTGTAGCATCTCGTAAAGAAAACAAACTATATCAGTCTTGTCATATTCTTCATAAACAAGGACGATACTTTATTGTACACTTTAAAGAATTGTTTTTACTTGACGGTAAACCATCAAACCTTTTAGAAAATGATGTACAACGTCGTAATACCATTACAACGTTGTTATCTGACTGGGGTTTATTGACTGCTGTATCTGCAGAACGTATGGAAAATCGTGCCCCTCTTCGACAAATTAAAGTCATATCATTTCGTGAAAAAGATGAATGGGAACTTTGCCCAAAGTATAATATTGGATCTGTTCCTTCGCATCAACCAAGATAATGTACATTCGTGGTATGAAAGGACTCGGAGATAATATCTATCAACGAGCCTTTATTAAAAATATCAAAGAAGACGTGTATCTTGAGACAGCATGGCCACAAATATATCAAGGCCTAGAAAATGTTAAGTATATTCGACCAAATACTAAATTAAGAACTCAGGCAAAGAATGTCTTAAAAGATGATCCTAATATTGTCTGGGAAGATATTGAGCTAGACAAAGTTAAAAATGTTAAACAAATCCATTATAGTAGGCCTATAGGTTTTCGTGGAATTCGAAAAGAGTTAGCAGTATCATTTGGAGTAAAGGCTACACGTTTTGACTTACCAGATTTTAGATCAGAATTTCCATGGATTCAAGACCTTGGAGAATATGCATTAATTAGACCATCAACTGAACGTAAAGAATGGTTTAATTCTGCAAGGAATCCTAAGCCTGAGTACATTGCACGGTCTGCTGAAATATTAAAAGACATAGGCATTAAAATTATCTCTATTGGAGATATAAATATGATTGACGAATGGTTAGTCAGTCCAGAACCTTATGCAGATATAAAGTTCCATGATGGTCAGTTAGGCGTAAAAGAATTGTTAGCTCTGACACAGTCTGCACGATATACAGTAGGCGGCGTTGGTTGGATTGTTCCTGTTAGTCTATGTTATAACAATCCGGCATGGATTGTATTAGGCGGTCATGGCATGTTCAATTCACCAGAAGCAATTATGTATCGTCAAAAGAATAGTGTTGCATTTGCAATGCCAGATAAATTTTGCAGGTGTATCGATATGAGACATGACTGTAACAAGGAAATTAGTAATTATGAACAGCAGTTTACCGATTGGTTACGAAGATAATTTTATATGGTGGCCAGAGCTTGGCATGGGTTACCATCCAGTAGAACCAATTGATTATGATAGAGACTATTGGGATAAATATTTAGAATATGATAAGTCAGACATGGGTAAAGATCTTACTAGTGCTCGTATTAACTTAGTCAAAGAACATACTAAAAGCGCAAATATAGTTGATATTGGAATTGGCGGTGGTCTATTTGTTAGTGAAATTAACTGCTATGGTTTTGACGTAAATGAATGCGCAAACCAATGGTTATACGCTAATAACAGATTCAAAAATCCATATGAGGATCGTGCACATGCAATTACATGTTGGGACTCAATTGAACATATTCCAAATCCAACTGCTTTACTAAATAATGTCGATAAGTGGTTCTTTGCATCAATACCGCTATTTAAATCTGGAGATACTGTACAAGAATCTAAACATTATCGCCCAGGAGAACATATATGGTACTTTACACATAACGGTTTTATTGAATGGGCAAAGCGTCATGGGTTCGAACTAGTCGAATGGAATGATCAAGAAACATTACTAGGTCGTGAAGATATTCGTTCATATGCCTTTAGAAGATTTCCCCTACCTTAGGAAACGTTTGCCGACACAACGATATGGTGTCCCTGTATTCGGTACGCAGGAAATTCGATATGCCTAATGGGTATCGTTAACTTAAACTAAAACTCGCTTAATAGGAGCATTCACACTATGAATACTATAAATTCATTCAACACTGTAAAAGACTTTGAGAAATTCTTTATTGGTTATGATGGCTATGATGGCTATGCTAATCAATTAACTAAGCTACATCAAGACTTAACTAAAAACATATCAAACTATCCGCCATACAATATTAAAAAGATTGGTGAAAACACTTATGCTATTGAACTAGCAATTGCAGGGTTTAATAAACACCAACTTGAAATTCAAATTGATGGTGACAAACTTTCAGTTCGCGGTAATGTCGATAAGTCTACACCGGCTGGTACTATGTTATATGAAGGCATTGCTAACAGAGCATTCACTCGTGAATTTGCGCTTAATGATAATGTTGTTGTTAAAAATGCTGGTTTATTCAATGGCATGTTAAAAATCATGTTAGAAAAAATCATTCCAGAAAAAAACAAATCATATAAGATTGATATTCAAGATGATGAGGCACAAACTGTATCTGAATTTACATCAAGTAATATTTATCGAACAGGCGAACAAGTATTTGGCCCTGGCTCTGACTAATAAGTAATACTGACATACCGCGGATCAATTCTGATCCGCGCCTAATCATGGAAAATATTATGAGTAACATTAAATTATTTAGACTTAACTCTGGCGAAGAATTGATTGGTGATGTGACTATAAAGCATGGCGGCGATTACTTTGTAAAAGATATTACGGTCCTAATTCCGACACAAGCTAACTCACTTGGCCTTGCACCATTTATGCCATATTCACAAATCCCAGAAACTGGTATCACATTTAAAGAAAAAGATGTCATGTTCTTTACCGAACCAGTTGAGGAACTAGCATCAAAGTATCGTGAAATGTATACCAAAATTGTAACACCAGCACAGAAAAAGATCATATTTTAGTATACAAGTTGTAAGAACTGTGTTATAATATTATATTGTTATGGGAGTTACTGATGAACGACGGTTTTTATACTTGTGTAAATAGGTACGGCAACAACATCCTGTATCGTGGTTATGACGGTACTGGTACATCAGTTGCACGTAAGATTAAATTCTCTCCTACGCTATACCTTCAAACAAATAAACCTACTGGTTATCATTCAGTCGATGGTACTCCAGTAGAGCCACGTGAGTTTGATACAATGCGTGATGCTAAAGACTTCATTGCTATGTATAAAGATGTAGATAATTTCAAAGTCTATGGCAACACAAACTATACCACTCAATACATTCATGATAAGTTTCCAAATACAATTGATTCCTTCAGCCGCGAAAGAGTTAACATTGGTACAATTGATATTGAGGTCTACTCAAAAGATGGGTTTCCATTTCCTGAAGATGCAAAGTATCCTGTCATTTCCATTGCTCTAAAGCTAAGCAAAGATAATACATACTATGTCTGGGGTACTCAAGACTATGATACATCTGAGTTTGATATTAAAGACTCAGCTATCGTATATACTAAGTGTGATGATGAAATTAAACTCTTACTTAACTTCCTAGACTTTTGGCATAGCCCTAACAATACACCAGATATTGTTACTGGTTGGAATACTCGTCTATTCGATATACCTTATCTTGTCAATCGTATTACACGAGTGATGGGTGAAGACATGTCTAAGAAACTTTCACCGTGGGAAATTGTTAACTATCGTCAAATTGCAATCAAAGGTAAAAAACTTGATGCATATGAACTGTATGGTATTCAACAACTAGACTATTATGACTTGTTCCAAAAGTTTGGTGTGTTGACTTATGGTCCTCAAGAATCATACAAACTAGACCATATTGCATATGTTGTGCTAGGTGAAAACAAATTATCATATGACGAGGTATCATCTCTGCATGAACTATATGAAACTAATTTTCAGAAATTCATATCATATAACATCAAAGACGTTGAACTTGTTGATAGACTAGAAGAACAACTTGGCTGTATTACTCTAGCAATGACAATGGCCTATCGTGGCGGTGTCAACTATACTGACGTGTTTGGTACTACTGGTATCTGGGAAAGCATAATCTATCGAGACTTAGCTTCTCGCAACATTGTTATTCCTCCAGCAAAGGATAACTTTAAGGCACCTTACCCAGGCGGTTATGTCAAAGATCCACAAGTTGGTATTCATGAATGGATCTGTTCGTTTGACTTAAACTCTTTGTATCCTAACATTATTGTTCAGTGGAATATGTCGCCCGAAACTATTTCTGATCATTATGGTCGTGGTCAGTTTGATGTCGATACTTGTTTAAATGGCAGAATGTCTGAACAAGATCCTACATATGCTACTGCTGTAAATGGAGTTCAGTTCAGAAAAGATAAGCAAGGTTTTATTCCAGATATCATTGTTAAGTATTACAATGAGCGTAAGGCTATCAAAAAGCGAATGATTAAGCTTAAGCAAGAACTTGAGACCGTTGATAGTTCTGATAAACAACGCAGGCTAATCCTTGAGCATGAAATTATCAACCTTGATACTCAACAGATGTCCGTTAAGTTATTACTGAACTCTCTTTATGGCGCAATGGGTAATGCATACTTCAGGTACTTTGACTTGCGTATTGCTGAAGCAATTACACTGACTGGTCAAATGGTTATTCAATGGGCAGAGCGAGCAGTCAATGCTAAGATGAATTCATTGCTTAAAACTAAAGCAATTGACTATACTGTCGCCATTGATACTGATTCTGTCGTTGGGTCAACCATAATAAACGTTAATGGTAAGTCAATAAGTATTTCTGATTACTTTGATTCTTGTACTGGAAATATAATTAAAGAAGATCATTATAATGAAGACTATGTTAAAATTACGCCGCCAGATTTAACACCTTCAATTAGTTCTAGTGGTGTACTAGAATATAAGCCTGTAAAGTATGTAATGGCTCATAAAGTAAAAAAGACTCTTTTTAAAATTACTAATTCAAACGGAGAATCTGTAACAGTCACTGAAGATCACTCAATTATAGTTCAGGATAAAACTAGTCTAGTAATAAGCGATATTAAGCCAACTAATTTAAATCCTAAAATTCATAATATTATAAATTTAGTTGGCTCTAATATTGAACCTATAATAGAGTTTAGTGATAACTTTGTAGTAGAGTGTTTAGGCGTATGCGAAGAATGGGTATATGATATTGAAGTAGAAGATAACCATAACTTTTTTGGTAATAATATTTGCGTTCATAATTCTCTGTATGTTAACTTTGGTCCTCTGGTCAATAAGTTTAATCCTAAGAGTCCTGTTGACTTTCTTGATAAGGTATGTGAAGAAACATTTGGTCAGGCATTAGAAGTTTCATATGCCGAACTGTTTGATAGGTTCAACTGTTATGAAGCACGTATGGAAATGAAACGTGAATCAATTGCAGACCGTGGTATCTGGACAGCTAAGAAGCGATATATTCTGAACGTGCATGACAATGAAGGTGTTCGTTATGCAGTTCCTGAACTAAAGATCATGGGTATTGAAGCAATTAAATCTTCGACTCCTTCTGTCTGTCGTGATGCTCTAAAACAATTATTCAAAGTAATCATATCAGGCTCAGAGGCAAATACACAAAAAGCAATCTCATCATTTAAAGATTACTTTTGTAGTCTGCCGCCAGAGCAAGTATCGTTTCCACGTGGTGTATCTGATGTCGATAAGTGGACAGACAAAAATACAATATTTAAAAGTGGTTGTCCCATTCATGTTCGTGGTGCCATTACATATAACAATGCTGTGCTATCTGCTGGTCTGGATAAACGTAATGATCTTATTCGTAACGGGGACAAAGTAAAGTTTTGTTATCTTAAAATGCCAAATACCGTTCGTCAAAATGTTATTTCATATATTGGTTACTTACCGCCTGAGTTAAAACTTCATAAGTATATTGACTATGAGACACAGTTCGAAAAAGCATTTCTTAAGCCTATCCTGCCTATCCTTGATGCAGTTGGCTGGCGACATGAAAATAGTGTATCTCTTGAAGACTTTTTCTCTTGATGCAAATAATGGTTTACATTACAACGAATATGTGTTATAATAATACTACTGGAGGAATATGTTATGGATAATAATGACGTAAGCATTTATAGACTTAACTATACTAGAATCGCTGAACAACCTGAGGTGCCTTCTTCTATTCGTGCACTGGCAACAAAACTGCAAATCAACCCAATGATGAATTGCTCTGAATTTTTTAAACCATTAACTGATATGGAATTAGAAGAACTTAGAGAATTAACATTAGACCCGGCTAAGCCGTCTGACTATGCTGTCTTATTGACATTGATACTAACTGCTGCAGAAGGAACCTCTGCTCTGACTGATGAACAATTTAATACACAAGTTGTGCTGACTTCTATTTTTATATCAACGGCTAGCCTAGATCGTAAAGGCCTAGTAGTAGCAAACTATAATAACTTTTCATACGGTGAAGAGCTTATGGGTCAAAATATTGCAACGCCGACTAAACGTGGTATTGAGCTTTTACAACAACAGCGACAACAACAAAGGGATAATGACAATGACTGATTGGTCAAAAAATATTGCAGAGATGCATTCTAAATATGGAGTCAACAACTGGGTTTATGAAAAGTTTACGAAAGATGACCTTGAAAAGCTAACTGCATTCCTAGAGTTTCGTATGAACTTCCTTGATGAAGAACTTGCTGAAACAAAACTTGCGGTTAAGAACAAAGATCCTGAAGAAATCGTTGATGGTCTAATTGACTTATGTGTGGTTGCTATTGGCACGCTAAATGCATTTGGTGTAAACGCAAATACTGCATGGAATCGTGTTCATGTGGCAAACATGGCAAAGACTGTTGGCGTCAAGGCATCTCGTCCTAATGTGCTTGGTCTTCCAGATTTGATTAAACCTGATGGCTGGATAGCTCCATCACATATAGGTAATCATGGTCTTTTAACATCATTATTTGATAAATCGTAATGGTATATTCTTTAACTCTATTCAAATCTATATATGACAAGTATACGGATAAACAAATGAGCTTTACGAACTGGAATGAGTTCGAGCATCTTTTATATGGTCTTTCTGCAATCAAACGTAAATCAAAGAAAGATGCTCAACTTATTTCACCAGCAATATATCTTGAAGATACCACACGAGCAAACAAGAATGTTATTTCATGGGCTGGTTGGGCTGCACTAGATGTCGATGACCATGTGCTGAACGAAAATAATTTTCGTGATGAGCTATTGGCTAAGTATGGTTCTTATTACTTTGTATGTTATTCTACTGCATCAAGCACAATTGATAAACCAAAGTTCCGTATTGTTTTTCCGTTGGCCTATGCTGTTGTTGCAGAAAACATTAGACATTTTTGGCATGCGCTGAACAGTGAATTTGGCGAGATGGGCGACAAACAGGTTAAAGACTTTTCACGTATGTATTATATCCCTGGTGACTATGAAAACGCAAATAACTTCATATTCACTAACTCAGGCGGCAACTTTATTGTTCCATCTGAACTAATGGCTAAACACTCGTTTGTGACAAAGCAAATGACTGGTACATCATTTATAGACAGACTACCAGAAAGCATGCAGCACGAAATCATTTCATATCGTAAAGAACAACTTGCTAAAAACAATACAAAGAAGTTCAATTGGTCTGGTTATCGTGACTGCCCATTTGTTTCCAGAAAACTTGTAGAAGAATACAAAGGCATTTCAGAAACTGGTTGGTATCGTACAATGTATCGATTGATGGTATCGATAGCCGCTAATGCAATCACTAAAGGCTATCCTATTACTGCTCATGAAATATCTGCGCTTTGTTCAGAGCTTGACATAGAAACTGGAAACTGGTATGAATCTAGACCGCTTGTTGTCGAGGCAGACCGTGCCCTTGAATTTGTCTATAAAAATAGGTAATATTGTTGTATTTTTGCAACAATACCTATTTACATTTGTTTGATTGTGTGTTATAATATACTATACATATCATGTGAGAGCAATAAAATGAGCGAATCGCTAAAAGTATTACAAGAGTGTGCAGACCTACAAGTACGTAAGTCTAATGACTATCAAAATAAAATGTCTCGCATTCGTCAGGCCGATCATTATCCTCGTGGTTGTGCAACAATTATTGACATGGTACATCAAAAGATTACACGCGTTTATTCTGTTATGGAATCAATGGAAGCTGGTCAAGAAGTTAACTTTGAATCTCTTGAAGACTCGGCTAAAGACGCAATCAATTACCTATCATTCTTTGTTTCATATTCTCGTGGCAAGATGGACGGTCAACATCAATCTCGTAACTTTTTAAATAAAGAAATGCATGGAGCATCAGAATAATGATAATGACAGTACGCGATATGCGCGATATGTTCGTACATGAATATGTTGCTGGTAATTTTATAAAAGATCGTTCTGGTCAAAATATGATTGAGGTATTAGGAGCATCATTTATTGCAGATGAACCTGCTATCTTTGGCACGCCTAATGAAGAATATATTAAAGCAGAACTTGATTGGTATGAATCAGAATCGACAAACATTAATGACATATATGGTGATGGTCGTGAACCGCCTGCAGCATGGAAAGCAACTGCAAATTTACATGGTGAAATCAATTCAAACTATGGCTATCTAGTATTTTCTGATAAGTTTAATAATCAATTTGCACAAGTAGTAAACGAGCTAATAGAAAATTCCTCAAGCCGTCGTGCATCAATGATTTATACTCGGCCATCAATATGGGTTGACTATAGTGATAATGGTAAGAATGATTTTATTTGCACAAATGCAGTAACATATTACATACGTGATAGCCAATTACACTGTGTCGTACAGATGCGCAGTAACGATGCAATCTACGGTTATAAGAATGATTATGCATGGCAGCAACATTTGCTAGAATCTATATGTGATCGTTATTTAGATCTTAATATATTTGCAGACTTAAACCCAGGCAATATTTACTGGCAAGTACAAAACCTACATGTCTATGAAAGACATTTTGGTTTGATTAAGTAGTAAGGTATTCATCAACCTATTTTAAATGATGAACTATACGGAGTTAACATTATGACTAAAACAGAACGTCTATTAAGCAAACTAGAAAGCGGTTCAGCATTAACTACTGAACAAATTAAAACAAAATTTAAAATTGTTAACCCATCTTCAGTTATTTGTAAGTTACGTTCAGAAGGTCACTGCATTTATACAAACCCAACTATTCTTAAAACTGGCAAAGCCGCAGTAAAATACCGTTTAGGTACTCCATCAAAGGCAATGGTTGCAGCTGCAGCCTCTGCAGGTTTCTTTTCTACATACGCAGAACAATGAACATAAGTGACGATAAATGGACAAAACGATACTTAAGTCTTGCACTGAGTGTATCGTCATGGAGCATTGACCCGTCACGTAAAATCGGAGCCGTAGCAGTATCTGAAAAGGGTCAGGTACTTGCTACAGGCTACAACGGTTTTCCTCGCGGTATGTTAGATAAACTAGAACGTTATGAAAACAGAGAAGTAAAATATAAGTTCATTGTTCATGCCGAAATGAACTGCATATATAATGCTACATATAACGGTACATCATTAGACGGCGCAACAATGTATGTGTACGGTTTGCCAGTTTGTTCAGAATGTGCAAAGGGCATTGTTCAAGTTGGTATTAAGCGTGTCATATATACATTAGGCGATAACAAAGAAGAAGTTGCTGATATATGGAAAGAATCGTTATTACATACTGAACAAATATTTTCAGAATGTGGTATACAAATAACCCGATATGTGTTATAATAGATAATACGCTATAAGGTAAATATGATAAACTTAGTTATTCCTGCGGCTGGTGCTGCTACTCGTTTAAGACCTCTGTCAAATAATACATCAAAAGCAATGGTTCGTGTCAACGGTAAGCCTTGTATTGATTATATTATTGAACGTGCAAATGCATTAGCAGTTATTAATCAAATTGTTATTGTTGATGGCAAGCTTGATGACATTAGAGAATACTGCGCTAAGCGACACCCTACTGTAACTATTGTTAAGCAAGAACAACTTAACGGTCCCAGAGATGCAATTTCTATTGGAATAAGCGCTCTTAACGATCCAACATTGCCTTTAGTTGTATGGCTAGGCGATGCAATTATTCTTGATGATAACTTGGAGCTAGGTACTGATTTTCTATTATGTAAAGAAGTAAAAGATCAGTCGGCATGGTGTATGTGGGATCGTTCTATCGGGTATTTTAATAAACCTTCAAGGTCTATTGATGATACGGTTGCTCTTGTAGGGTTATATTCGTTTAGCAATGGTGACTGTGCTGCCAGAGCATTTAGGTTTCATTCGTCTGAAATATCAGGCGCACTAATCGATTATTGTTATATAACAACATTAGCATTTCAGTGTGTTATAGCTAATGACTGGTATGACATTGGTGATCTACCATCATACTATAAAACATGTGCAGCATTGTTAAAATTAAAGACACGCGCATTCCATACTATTGAGTACGATAGTGAGCTGAATACTTTATGTAAAATGCCAGACTATCATGACATTAACTCAATAAATCAAAACAAGAATGAAAAGCATTGGTATAGCAAACTGAATCAACAGCAACGAATGTTTGTTCCGCGTATTCTTAAGCATCCAACTGATTTGATTATGTCATATGAATCTGGTGTACTATTGTCTGACTTAATGTTGTATGAAAATTTACCTGAATCATTTTGGGAATATCTAATTGACAAGGTCTTTAATGTTAAGCTAAAGTATTTCAACCAAAGATCTAACTGTTCAGAATATAATAATAGTTTCAATGTTAATGCAGAAATAATGTGGGTCTCTAAAACTAGTAGTAGGTTAGCTGGTCTTAACATACCAAACGGTCTTTCCCTTGATAAAATTGCCAGACGCGTTTATAAAGAAACGCGTCCTCGTATGGGCGTTCATGGTGATTTACATTTTGGTAATATCTTGTATGATCAGTATTCAGATCGTATAACATTGATTGATCCACGCGGTACTTATGGTAATATAGCTGGTACTTATGGTGATGACTTATATGACTGGTGTAAATTATCACATGACTTATATCATGGCTATAATGTAATGGTTGCTGGCGTAGAACAAAATATGATTGTGAAAAAAGTATTTGTACGCAAGCTTAAAGAGTACAACCTACCAGTTGAACTTATTATTGAAGGCGGTCTTTTACTATTAGCAACTTGCATACCATTACACTATGATAATAAACTTAGACAAGAACGCTTTCTTAGCTATGTAAATGAGTATCTTAAACATGAAAACTATAGTCTTTGATCTTGATGATACGATCTGCTTTCCAGATCATTCTGCTAAAACTAGTTATGATAAGTATGGCCTAGCCAAGCCTAATACTGAAGTCATAGAAGAAATGCAAAAATTACATGAAATGAACTATCATATTATTATTTGTTCTGCTAGACGTATGGTAACTCATTCAGGCAATGTCAAAAAAATAGTAGCAGATATTGGTGATATAACTATTAATTGGTTAGCAGAACACTTCGTGCCGTATGATGAGATTCAGTATGGCAAACCTTATTCTGATACATATTATGTCGATGATAAGGGAATGAATCTACAAGATTTTATAAAATGGACAAGATCACTATGAACATAGCAGTAGGCAAGGTCGGTAAATCAATTTTATTTGATTCGTCAAAGTGGGGCGCAATTGGCGGAGACAATGAGGCACCAGCTCTATATGAAACATTATTCCATAAAAATCCACATATCAATTTTTATTTAGTTGGTGTGTCTGATTATGTCAGACTTGATAAACATGAGCGTAACCGTATCAACAAACATGGTAATGTAATCAATATATGGGAAAAGTTTGTTGAATGGAGAACTGCTACTGGTTCAGAAGGTGCTAAAGATCGACTATCATATTTGGCTCATATATTTGAATCATTACCTAAAATGGAATATGGTGTGTTTATTGCAGGCCCAACCGGTACTTCAAATGTATTAGGTAAGGCGCGTAATGTTATGACACCAGATAAGATGGCCCAGCCGATAGATATGTTATCTAAATATGCTGGGCCTATTATCGATTTTATCAATATGACAGACTTTCCTTATGTGCTAGTCTCTAATGATCCAAGGTACTTTCCAACTAATGCTCGTGACTGGTATCGACTACCTAATAAGGTGTTATCACAATATACTGAAACCATACAACAGCGGACATGGAAAAATTATAGCGAAGCAGTCATGAAAACCGAAACTGTCGAATGTTTGTATTCTGCTATGGAAACGCTGTTCCTAATCAATAAGACACCTGGGTCTGCAATAGTAGAAAAGGTTGCTTCTCTTGATTCGTTTTTTGAAGCAGATGATTCTGCAGTGGCAGACCCAGGTACTAAAGATATTAAGTTTATGATTGTATGTAACGAAGGCACGCCATCTCGTTATAAAGATCTAAAGAAATATATTCTTGACTATGTAGAAGATGTCGATGTGTATGGTAAATGGAATCCTGATACGATTGGCGAAGACATTAGATTTAAAGGTCCTAAAAAGTTTAATGATTTACAAGCAATGTTACCGCGAGTTAAATATACATTCTGTATTCCTATCAAGAAAGGTTGGGTAACTGCAAAGTTTTGGGAAATGGCTCATTATGGTATTATTCCATTCTTACATCCAACATATGACCAACAGAACAATCTTAAGTGCCCAGAATTTTTGCGTATAAGCAGTTCACAAGACTTATATAAAAAGATTGAGTTTTTAGAAAAGAATCCAGATGCATATGATACGCTGGTAAATAACATTAAGAATATGATAAAACCAGAATATTATTCTGGAGACCATATTAACAATATTATCATGAACACTTACAAGGAAATCACACAATGACGCAATCACTAACAAGAGAGACAATTACATATGGAACAATCGTACCATTAGTAGGCGGAGAAGTAATTGGAACAATGAAGGCTATGAATGATCGTCTACCAGAATGGGTACTATCATATACGCCATTTGCTGGAAATGATTCTCACTTTGTTAATTATCTTCGTGATGTTAAAAAATGGGATAAGGAATATGTATTACTAGATGCGCCTGGTAACGAAAATTATGTTCCAACTAAACAAGTCGATGTTGTTATGACCACTTGCCCTTGTGCTGGTCTCTCTAGTTTATCAACGACATCTAATGCAGACTCTAATGTTAATGAATGGATGTATACTACTACAGAATATGTGCTAGGGTCAATTAAACCTAAAGTCTTTTGGGGAGAGAATGCTCCTCGTCTATTTACTACTGCTGGTAAGAAAGTTGCAGATAAACTTCAAGAGATTGGTAAGAAATACGGTTATGTACTTAATCTATATTATACTGAATCACGTCTACATGGTCTGGCACAGAAACGTCCTCGTACCTTTTACTTCTTTACTAAAGGTGAAGAAAATCCAGTCTTTAAATATTACCGCCGCGATACAGAACCAGTAGAAGATATCTTAAAGATGGAGATGCGTGCAGATGATCCAATGAATGTACTGATTAATGAAGAGAAACCAATGCTTAATCCATGGATTGCTTATTGTGTTCATAAGTCAGGCGCATCTAATATTTTAGAGTATTATAACACACTAGAAAAGTCTACTAACTGTATTGTTCAGTCAGATCGTATTTCTGGTAGCCTTCATGAAGTAGCAGACTGGATGGACGAGAATAACTTTAAGACAAAGTTTGGTGAACGCGCTCGTGCTATGCAAGGTAAAGTTGATTCAGGTAAAGGCTACTGGGCACATGGTGTAACGGTACCTAAAGGTATTATCCCATCATTAGTTGGTGCTCTTCCATATTCATTAGTCAATCCATTTAAAGACCAATATTTAACACTGCGCGATTGTTTGCGCATTATGAAAATGCCAGAAGACTTCAACTTGATTGGCGAACGACCAGTTACTTCATCTAATGTAATTTGTCAAAATGTACCAGTCACGACAGCGGCCGACATGATGGAAAACGTAATCGAATATCTTACTGGTAATACTGATACGATTAAAACGGACTTGCTAAAACAATCTAATGCATCAATGACATATACTACGGCTGCTGATGATGATAAAGTTAGTAATACAATGGCACTAGATGAATTTTTTAGTTTACAGAAACTTAATTCTGTGTTATAATAATAAATCAAACAAGGAGTATGTGATATGTCATCTGTAATGGATAAACTTAAAAAGAATTCTCGTATTAAAGAAACGTCAATTCTTGCTACATCTAAATTCTTTTCTGATAAAGATATGGTATCAACTGATGTGCCAATGGTTAATGTTGCTTTGTCTGGTTCAATCGATGGTGGTCTGACCCCAGGGTTAACGGTTCTTGCTGGGCCTTCGAAACATTTTAAAACTAACTTTGCGTTATTGATGGCCGCAGCATATTTGAAAAAATATCCTGAAGCTATCATGATGTTTTATGATTCTGAATTTGGTTCGCCAGCTTCATACTTTGAATCATTTGGTATTGATACAACTAGAGTATTACATACGCCTATTGTTGATGTCGAACATTTAAAGTTTGATGTTGTCAATCAATTAGAAGCAATTGAGCGTGGAGATAAAGTTATTATTGTAATCGATTCTGTTGGTAACTTGGCATCAAAGAAAGAACTAGAAGATGCAATCAATGAAAAATCAGTTGCAGATATGTCTCGCGCAAAAGCGCTTAAAGGTTTATTCCGTATGGTAACACCTTACCTTGCAATGAAGAACATTCCTATGATTGCAATTAATCATACTTATCAAGAAATTGGTTTGTTTCCAAAGGCAATTGTGTCAGGCGGCACTGGCATATATTATTCGGCATCTAACATTTGGATTATGGGTCGACAACAAGAAAAGACTGGTACTGAAGTTACTGGTTATAACTTTGTTATCAACATTGAAAAATCTCGTTATGTTAAAGAAAAGTCAAAGATTCCAATTGCAGTTTCATGGGCTGGTGGTATTGAGCGATATTCAGGTTTACTTGATGTCGCCCTTGATGGTGGTTATGTTGGCAAACCATCTAACGGTTGGTACTGTCGTATTGACCGCGAGACTGGAGAATTAATGCAACCTAAGGTACGTGAAAAAGAAACATTGAATAAAACGTTTTGGGAACCGATCTTCAGCAATACAGACTTTGCTAACTTCATTAAAGAAAAGTATACTATTGGTCATCGAGCAATGCTAGGAGACCAAAATGAAGTTGCTGAATCATATGACGATGAGGAGGAAGCAGCAGCATGACAAACCCTGTAATTGATTCGACTCACTATAAGTTTGTTGAAAAGGATGGCCAAGAAACTTCCTATGTCAAACTTATTGGCGAGAACGAATGGAATGGCACAGTATTTCAATATGGCAAACTAAAAGTAAATGTAGATGCTGAAGGCGATAATGAATATGCTACCCTTTCATTCAACTATCACATTATTGAATCACCTCTACGCGAGGATATGCTACAAGAAGATACAAACTTTAAAAATTATATTGGCGAAGTACTACAATATATTATATCATCGGCACTAGACAGTGGAGAATATCGAATTGGACCAGAAAATACAGACAACGGTACTGAGGAACTTGATAAGCAATGAAGAATACACTCGTAAGGTTATACCGTTTTTAAAACGAGAATATTTTGAAGGTGCTCATGCTATTCTCTTTAATGAGATTATTTCATTTGTCAATAAGTATAATAACTTGCCAACATTTGAGGCTCTGGGTATTGAACTATCTTCAAATGATAAGTCTAGTGACCAACAACTTACCGAGGCGGCCGAAGTCATTAATGCTATTTCTAAAATAACTCCTGAGTCTGATTTAATATGGTTATATGATCGAACAGAGCAATGGTGTCAAGACCGAGCAATATATCTTGCAATCATGGAATCTATTAACATCATTGATGGTAAACATGAGACTCTTACTAAGAATGCATTGCCTGAACTCTTGACATCTGCTCTAGCAGTTACTTTTGATGCCAATGTTGGCCATGACTATATAAATGATGCAGATTCTCGTTACGAGTTTTATCATAAGACTGAGTCACGTATTCCATTTGATCTTGACTATATGAATCAGATTACCAAAGGCGGTCTGCCAAATAAGACATTGAATATTGCTATGGCGTCTACTGGTGTAGGTAAGTCTCTGTTTATGTGTCACCTAGCAGCATCTGCGCTGTCACAATGTAAGAATGTACTTTATATTACATTGGAAATGTCAGAGGAACGTATTGCAGAACGTATTGATGCAAACTTAATGAATGTACCTATTGACCAATTAGACAAAATGTCGCGTGATATGTTTGAATCGAAGATTGATAAGATTGTCAAAAAGAATGTAGGTAAGCTTATCATTAAAGAATATCCTACTGGTTCTGCTCATGTAGGCCACTTCCGAGCTCTATTGAACGAACTAAAGCTAAAGAAAAACTTTGTGCCACAAATAATTATGATTGACTATTTGAATATTTGTGCATCATCACGTATGAAAGGTATGGGCGGGGCAATCAATTCATATTCGTATATTAAGTCTATTGCAGAAGAAGTACGCGGTCTGGCAGTAGAGTTTGATTTACCAATCGTAACTGCTACACAATCAAACCGTGATGGCTTTGGTAATTCTGATGTTGACCTAAACAATACAAGTGATTGCATTTATGTTGGTGAGTCAGTGTGTCTTAAGGATAATACTGTTAAACAAATTGGAGATGTTGTCCCAGGTGATCAAATTACTTCTCAAGATGAATTTAAAACAACAATGTTTGTTCATCATAAAAAGCCTAAAGAATGCGTAAAGATTACACTAAAATCTGGAAAGACAATCATCGTTTCTCGTGATCATGTATTTCCTTCTAATAATGGCAGACGTTGTATTAATTCTGGTCTTAGCATAGGTGATAGGTTACATAGCAAATGATTAAATCTGCTGTTGCTGGAAATTTAAGTTTGTATAAATAATCTATATAACCAACAACGGCAGACTTAATGAAAAAACTTAACACATTACTAGAACATAAATTTGTAAAAGATCATCTTACACAATTATGTAAAGATAAATCAAATGCTTATATATCTATCATGCAAGCTCATATTGATTTAGATATACATACTCTATCTTCAAAGAAAAGAAAGGCTAATGCACTATTTGATATACTGATTAATAATGAAGATTTTTATGAAAATAAGTATCTTAAGTATCAATCAGCTAAGTCTGTAATTGAACGACTTTCTATAAAATATGGTAGCGATGTTACTAATGCATACACAGATAAGTTAAAACGTAGACCTACGCCAAAAAACTTTTCTATCTTAACTGTAGATTTTTGGGTGTTACGACGCGGCTATACTGAACAAGAAGCTAAATTAAAAATATCAGAAATACAAAAGGGTAACTCTTTAAAATGTAAAGCTAAAAGAGTTAAAAACAAAAATTATGGAAGAGATACTTGTAAACATTCTCTTAAGTATTGGGAGCATAAAGGGTATAACAAAGAAGAATCTGAAATACTTAGAGAACCATTTTTACGTGATATGAAAAATGATTTAAACTCATTACAATTAAAATATGGCGAGACTGATGGTTACAATAAATGGAAAGTAAGATGTGATAAATGGAAAGCGAGTAAGTTAAAGTCAATTGCTACTCAATTTTCTGGTGGTAGCGTTTCAAAAGAATCTATACGATTTTTTATACCGTTATATAAATTTTGCAGAAGACTTGGAATACCTAAAGAAAAGATATATTTTGGCATCAAAGGCTCTAGAGAATTTTTTATAAAAGATATGAATATTAGTCATAACGGTGGAAAATTTTATGACTTTACAATTAGTTCTATAAAAACTGTAATTGAATATCATGGTTGTTTTTGGCACCCTCGTAATGATATAGAATGGAAAAACCCTTGGATGTCGTTAGCTGAAGCTACTAAATCAGATATACATAGAGAAGTCCTTGCAAAAAATGCTGGAATGGATTATAATATTGTATGGTCTGATGATAACTTATCTAATAGGTTAGAAGAACTTAAAATATTAATTAAGGAAAAATGGAATGGAAGAGTTTAATAATGTTGCTAACGAAACTATAGCAATGAACTGCTTTAATAAAGCTGTCATGTTAGTTGAAGCTGGCATGGTTAAGTTAACTGACGAAATGGATATATTCCAGTTCACTGACGTATTGATAAAGCTTGAAGAAGAAAAAATATATAAAAACGCAAACAGTGATTCAATGATTTCTTATGATGACAAAATTGTTTCTATTGAAGATGTTGGCGTATTAGATACAATTGATATATCTGTTAGCGGTGATAACTTATTTTATTGTAATGGAATTCTTACAAAAAATAGCTTTGGTGTACCTGCTACGGCCGATTTGATGATTGCACTAATATCAACAGAAGATCTTGAAAAGATGGGTCAAATTATGATTAAGCAACTTAAGAATCGTTATAACGATATAAACCTGCATAAACGATTTGTTGTTGGTATTGACCGTGCAAAGATGAAACTATATGATGTCGAACAATCGGCTCAGACTTTAGTTAAAGACATACCAGTATTTGATAGTTCAACAATGGGTTCACGTATGAAAAGCGAAGGTAAATCATTTCAAGGATTTAAAGTATGACAACGACAAAACAATGGTGCCTAGATGTCAAAGAACATTCTGACGGCGATAAGTATATCGAATTGAACCAAGAAATTTTAGAACTTTCTGGATTTAAAGAAGGAGATAAATTATTATGGGTAGATAATCTTGATAGTTCTTTTACAATATTACAGTATGACAATATTAAAGACTCATACACTCTGACATGTGAAATGAGTATTGACAATCGTTCAATCTTATTATACATTGCAAATGATAATCCTGATGTATATCTTTTGATTATGTATGAAGCTAACGACATTGCTAGCGCTCGTATGTTTAAAGATAAGACATCAAATTATGTAAATGATTGTGCCGAAAACTGGTTACATAGATATGGAGAATTTAAAAATGAAAACATTGATACAAAATAACGATGGTTATATGTTATATGTTAGTACTAAGGAAACAAGTAACAGTCTATATCAAGTTGCATTTGAAAGACATAACCCAGGGCAAGATGTTACGACTGAAACATTTTATTTTACTAAAGACGAACTAAGTAAACTTTGTGGAGCACTATCAGTATGAAAGCAAAACTAGTATCGTATTCACAACCTACAGAAGAATTTATAGCAGATGGTATAAAGGACTTACAAGACTTAGCTGCATATTGTGCACGTGTATCTAATCCGTCTAATCAGTTAAATACAGAGACATCTGAAAAACTGATTAACTATCTAGTAAAAAATAAACACTGGAGCCCGCTTGAAATGGTTTCGGTTTGTATGGAAGTAGAAACAACACGCGATATTATGAGGCAGTTACTTAGACATCGTTCATTTACTTTCCAAGAATTTTCACAGCGTTATGCAGACCCTACAACTGAACTTGAATTTGTATACCGTGAGGCTAGACTTCAAGACACTAAGAATCGTCAAAATAGTATTAAGATAGATAATGATGACTTATCTAAAGTTGGAGTTATAGCAATATGGCAACAACATCAACGTCATATCATTAATGCTTCACGCGTAGCATATGAATGGGCAATAGAAAATGGTATTGCAAAAGAACAGGCTCGTGCAGTCTTGCCAGAAGGACTTACGATGTCACGCGCCTATGTCAACGGTACGCTACGGTCATGGATTCATTACTGTGAACTGCGCTCATCAAATGGAACTCAGCTTGAACACATTGAAGTCGCAAAAGCATGTGCAGAAGCTATTGCTAAAATATTCCCATTGATTAAACAATACACTAGTTCATAATCATCTTTCTGTAAGTCTTTTTTGGTTAGTCTATATCAATATAGGGTAAAAATTGAGACCCGTAGAAGTGCCTAAAATGCCTCACTTTAAATGCCCACTACGGGCATTTTATATTGCTGTCAATACAAACTATTAGATTTGACAAAAGTCCTTCTACAAGCCCGTAGATACCTGTTGTATTTATGCAACAATATGAAAAAAGTTGTTGACAGATCTTCAAATACCGTTTATAATTGTTTATTGAATTGATTGAT